CTAAATGGTTGTTGATTAAATTAGATAAGCCAGAAGAAAAACCATTAATTGTAGAGGAAGAAGAACATGAGTGACCTTAAATGGAAAACTGAAAAAAGGAAATTGTCAGATTTAAAAGGTTTTGAAAATAATCCTAGAAAATTGTCAAGAAAACAACGCACAGAATTATTAAGGTCGTTAGAAAAATTTGATTTAGCTGAAATTCCTGCAATTGATACTGATGATACAATTCTAGCAGGAAACCAAAGAGTTAAACTAATGATAGAAGCTAATGGTGGCGATAGAGAGATAGATGTAAGAGTTCCCAATAGAAAACTTAGCAAAGATGAAAGAGATGAGTATTTATTAAGGTCGAATAAAACTACAGCTAGTTGGGATAGTGCTGCATTAGGTAAACATTTTAATAAAAATCTTTTAGAAAACATTGGGTTTAGAGCTGATGAGTTTGAATTTAATTCAACAGAAATTAGTTTTAATGAAAATGAAGAATTTGAGCTACCAGATATGGAGCTAAAGTCATTTGAACATTATGATTATATAGTTGTATGTTTTGATAATACACACGATTGGCTAAATGCTTTACAGTTATTTGAAATTACGAAAGTAAACGATAGCTTGATACCAGAACGAAAAAAAATTGGAATAGGTAGAATAGTAGATGGAAAAAGAGTCTTGCAAATATTTGATAATCTCAAGAAGCAGAAGTGATATTATATCTAGTTGGAGATTGTTTCCTTTTGCATCAATTTTAGTGCCAGAAAGTGAAAAATCTTTATATGAATACCTAGATAACAAAATAGAAACTGTACCAGATTCAATTGTAGGGTTAGGGCAATTGCGAAATTGGATATTAGATAACTATGATGAAGAAGCAATAATCATGATAGACGATGATATTACCGAATGTCGATGTATATGTAGAGAGTCATATTATAAAGTTACTGATGTAGAAGAAATTAAAGCTGTTTTGTTAAATGCTCTTAATTGTGCCAAAGATTTAGGTACTAGCGTGTTTGGATTTGACCAAAGTGCTGATGTTAGAAAATACACAGCTTCACAGCCATTTAGTTTATGTGCTTGGGTAGGTGGAGTTATTGGAGTAATAGGTAGAAAGCATAGATTTTTAGCTGACCATAAATTTAAAGTAGATATAGATTTTTGTTTAGAAGTATTAAAACACGATAGAATAGTGTTTAAAGATAATAGATTTGCCTTTTTGCAAAATCGCAACTTTATGAAAGGTGGCAATTCTAAGTACAGAACGAAAGAAGATGTAGAACAAGAAATCTACCGGTTAAAAAATAAGTGGGGTAGCCATTTCAAATTTAAACAAACAAAAAGTGGAGAAGAAACTCAAGTTAGAGTACAAAGACGCAATCCTTTAATGTTAATGAAGCATTTTTAAAGCCAAATCAGTAAATATAGGTCTAATAAGCAATTTAAAGTATTAAATACGCATTATGCCTAGAAATTTATATCTTAACCTTAGCTTATAGCTTTTGTAAGCCAAATAGCTCTTAAATGGGGTTAAAAAAAACAGCTATTTATTTGACAAAATCACTATAGAGTGGGAAAATATAATATCAAGTTTTTTAAAGGAGGAACGAATGAAAAACGAAGATAAAGTAAAAATGCACGAGGAAAAAGCAAGGCAACTTGCACAAGCTGCCGAAGACTCTTTCCAAAGATGCGATACTGATGGCTTTATAACCCAATGGGTAAACCAAAGTCAAGCTCAAAAAGAGAGGATGTTAGCAAGTCTTGCTAAAGATAAAGGAGTTAAGACTTTTATGGGTCTTTACGAAGGCGATAGAAGGGTCAAAGCAAGAGTAATTGATACGAGGTATGGACAATGCTGGTTGCTGAATGATGAAGAAAAAGAGCTACTTGCCAAACGAGGTAAGCCATTCATTCCAATGGGCGACAATTCTAAAATTCAAAGAGAGTTGGAATTAGAAGAAAAAGCCGAGAAAGCCAAAGCATATGTTGATATGGTCGGGGGAGGCAGAGGGTTATCTGGACTAGGAAGTGGTAGTTGGGAGTACCTAAGAGATGGCTGCCAATGGGGGTCAGATGCAGTTGTGTGTGATAATTAAATAAATTAGATAGCGACTAAACGCTAAGGAGATAACTTATGAACAAGCCAGTATGTGTAATATGTGGGGATATTTTAATAATGAATAATGGAATAGGTCACAATCCAATGCCAATTGCTCCTGCATGGACTAGGTGTTGTGATGATTGTAATTCAAAATATGTAGTTCCAGTTAGGTGTGGTCAAATTCCAGATAATTTAGAAATAGAAACTTTTTTAGGAAGACCATTGATAATAACACTATGGACAGCAACGGGATTGTATAATGATGGAAATGTTTATGTTAACAAATGGGGTAGTAAAGAAAAGAACGAAAAAAAATCTCGTGAAGCAGTTGAGAAATTTGCAAAAGGTTTGAGAATATAAAGAGCAAAGGATTTGACAAAATCATATAATTGTAAGATAATAAAACAAGGAGAGTAAGAAGAATGGTTTATACAATTCAAACAATAAATGGGTATGCTCTGCTAGATGTAGCGTCAATTTTACAAAAATCAATTAGGCGAGGAGATGCACGATTAGCAGGATATTTTGCTTTAGAGCTTTTTCACTCAGGTTATCAAAAATATATGTGGAAGCGTTTGTTAACTATTTCAGCAGAGGACTGTCATCAAATGATGACAACTGAAATCTGGAATCTTAAAGAAGCGTTTGATTTCGTGAATGCTGATAAAAAAACAAAAAAACCGAAAGGGCGTATATTTATATCAAAAGCAGTTATTTCATTATGTAGCTGTTATAAAAATAGGGATGCTGACCATCTGCAAAACTTGATTTATGATAAAATCATTTTTTCTGATGAAGATGTGGAAGAATTTAATCAACAATGTGAAAAAGCTGATGATGAAGTACAAAAATTAGTTGAAGATTTAGAGGAGCATGTACCGATTCCAGAATATGCGTATGATGTCCATACAAAAAAAGGACGCCAGAAAGGGATGACGAAAGAAGATTTTTTCAAGGATGAGCAAGAAGCGTTACATCCTAAACAAAAAGGGTTGTTTGACAATCTAGTAGATTAATTTATCTTTTAACTCATGAAGGCAAGTAAAATTCAATTGTTAGACGCAATCAGTAAATCAAAAGGTATAGTGTCTAGCATCTGCAACAATCTTAATATATCAAGACAGGCGTTTTATAAAAGGTTAGAGAATGATGAGGAGTTAGCGACAGCTCTCCAAAATGTAAGAGATGAAATATTAGATTTTACTGAATCTAAATTGTTTGATTTGATTTACGAAGGTAATTCTCATGCTATATTCTTTTATTTGAAAACGATTGGTAAACATAGAGGATATGTTGAAAAACAAGAATTTGATACTTTCCAAAAAACTGTCAATATCATTGAAGTTCCGAAACTAGATGCCTATGAGCCAACAATCGAAGATATTAAACAAGAAGAACACTAATGTAATTTGGCGACCTACCAAAAAGCAATTAGAATTTCTGAAAACAGGTAGCATATTTGAAGTAGCTTATTTAGGTGGAGCAGGTAGTGGTAAATCAACTGTTTTACTTATTGACGCTTGTAGGCAAATGAACTACAAGGATGCAAGAGCCGTAGTGTTTAGAAGGACTACGAGAGAGCTTAGACAACTTGTAGATTACTCAGTACAACTGTATGGAAAGCTAGGAGCAACATATAGTAGCATGGCAGGTATATGGACTTTCCCAAGTGGAGGCAGGATATATTTTTCGCACATGGAAAACCCTTTTGACAAATATAGACACGATGGGCAAGAATATAATGCCGGAGTTTACTTTGATGAAATAACTCACTTTGCAGAAGATATGTATTTATATTTGCAAACTAGATGTCGAAGTGCTAATCCAAAATTAATTCCAAGAGTAAGATGTTCCGGCTCTCCAGTTGGTAAATATGTAGAATGGGTAAGAAGAAGGTTTATCAATAATGGAGCATACAAAATATACGAGGACCCAGATACAAAATTAAAGCGTATGTATATTCCTGCTAATTTAGACGATAATCCATATTTGCAGATGGCTGATGTTGGTTATGAGTCTAGGTTGAAAATGCAAGGCGATAAATTGTATCAAGCTCTAAGATATGGAGATTGGAGTCAAATAGAAGGCGTAGCTTTTCCAGAAATGAATGTAAGAATACATAAAATTCCAAGCTATGTACCATCTGAATCAGATATTATTATTCGAGGTTTTGATTGGGGATTTGCTGCTCCATTTGCAACAGTTTGGGTAGCCGAAAACCAAGATAAAGATTTAATAGTATTTAAAGAATGGATAGGAACTAAAGATGGAAGCAATCGAGGTTTAATGATGTCGGCTGACCAAGTAGCCAAGCAAATTAAAAAATCAGAAGAAAGTAATAATTTAGGAGTACATTATGCTCCTAGTGACCCAGCAATGTGGAGCAAACAAAATGTAGGAGATTCTATTGGGCAAGTTTTTGAAAACGAGGGGTTATTAATGCACAAAGCTATAACTGATAGAACTCAAGGTACTCAGCAATTACACATGAGATTAAGAGTAGATGAAAACTTACAAAAGCCAAGATTGTTTATTACAGAAGATTGTCCGATAACTTTTGAAACTTTGCAAACTATTGGTATAGATAGAAGAAATCCAGAAGCATACGATACAGGTGGTTTTGACCATGCAGTAGATGCACTACGCTACGCCATCATGGAAAGGACGCTAGGTGGAGATAATTCAGCAGAGCCAGAATTCTTTGGAGAAAGAGCCACTATTAACCAACCTTTTTAAAAGAAATAGAAGTAAACGAAGCTAATAGGCATTTTAAGGTACCATTTCAGCCAATA